TAAAGAACAAATATTATTTGTAGCACAAGATTTAGCAGGTGATGGAACACCATCAGCTACCGATATTAAAAAAGCAGAACAAATGGTAATTAAAGGTAAAGGATTTACTAAAAATGGTATTATCAGACAATTCTTTGGTGGCGGTCAATATGATATTGATGTAGATCAAATATGGGATTCTATTTTTAGTCAGTCAGGAACATTACAAGAAAAAGCTAAAGGAGGAACCATTGTAGCTGGAGAACCTTATTTAGTAGGTGAACATGGTCCAGAAGTAATTGTACCACATCAAACAGCTAGTGTTGTATCTAATAAAAGAACACCAGGTGGTTATACTTGGGAAGAAGCTATAATTGATAGCAGTGAAATGTTAATGAAAATTAAACAATCTAGTGGATTAGCAGAAGCTAAGAAAGCACTTAAGAAATTTAGACCTGATCTATATATCTAATGGCTGAAAATCCTAATGTGGATATGCCTAATATCCAAACACCAGAAGTAGGTTTTAATATTAGACCATTAGGAGAACTTTGGTTTGAAGAATCTTTACCTGCATCTCTATATCAGTACTTTACTGGTAACACTAAAAAGAAACAGGCTGAAGATGCTAAAAGAATATTAAGAGAGGCTACGCCAGGTAGCAAGGAACACAAAGAAGCTACTCGTGTATATAACAAGTTTAGCTATCTTTTAGATGAAGGTGGAACATTTGATGCAAGTGAAGTAGCCAAGTTTCTAATTTCACATCCATCAATGTTGGCAAGTGAGCTAATAAATGCAACCCTTGCTGATCCTTATTTATTAGCCATACCTATAGTAGGATGGGGGCGTTTAGGAAACGCAGCTGTAAAAGCTGTTGGAGCTACAACAAAAACAGGTGAGCGTTTAGCTCGTGCTGGAGCTGCTGTAGCTGGTGGGGCTGCTTTCGGTACTGCATATAGCATACCCCTTCAGTTAGGGGAAGATGCAGATATCTCAGCAGGTAGAACCATAGCAGAAGCTAGTATTGCAGGTACTGCTAATTTAGCTTTTGGTGCTATGTTGGGGGGATTAAGTTCTAAGTTATCTAAAGAAGCTGAAGTTTCTATAGAACAAGCTGCTGTAAAAGTTGCACAGAAAATAGAACAAAATCCAAAGAACCTTGAGAAAGCTCTTGAAGAAGCTACTGATGAAATTCTGAGAGCATCTAAAGGTGGACCAGTTATAACTGAAGAAGTTGCTGGTATGATAAAAGAAAACATCAAAAGAGATGTACATCAAATTAAAAATGCAACTTTGATGAATCAGTTTAACTGGAAAGCTACTGGATCACTAGCAGGTGTAGGGGGTCTTGCTGGATTCCTAACTGCTGAAGAAGATAAATTAGCTACTGCTGCTGGATTAGGTATAACCTTTGCAAGTGTACCAATAGCTGTAAGAGGGATAAGGAAGATCTTAGATAAGACTTCTATAGAGGACAAATTAACTAAAGCTGAAAACTCTATTAATATAAAAGAGATGACATACTCTATGAAAAGTAACATAGCAGATGTTGAATTAGCTGTTAGAAGATTTGATGATTTAAAAAATTTAGTAGATCCTGTCAAAGCAGAAGCAATGGTATTTGCTGCACAAGATCCTAAGAAAATTCTTAAAGATGGTTCATTTACATTTAAGAAGTTTAATAAGAAAGTTTTATTAGATGCTAATAACCGATATGTACAAAGGCGTGATGAGTTAATAAGGTTAGGGAATACGGAAAAGCAAGCTAATAGAACATCCTATTTTGAATTACAAAAGTACATTGATTCTAATTTAGAAAATGTAACTGTAAAATTTACTAAAAATGAATTAAATCTTGTAAAAGAAAATGGTGTATTTGCAAAATTTCATGCTGAAATGCTAAATTTAGTAAATAGGAAAGGTGCTAGAGTAGGCACAGTAAGAAACTATATTAGCCAAGAATGGGAAGCTGCACCTGGAGGAAGAGTCTATGGTAATGCAGAAAAAGTTGATGTGGCTAAAATGGTTATGGATGATGGAACTATCATGCCAATAAAAGATTTATTTGGTATGACAGGGGGGATAGGTAAATCTGCTAAGAAAAGAATAATACCAAGTTATGAACAAGGTATACAAATGGGATTTATACCTAGAACAAATGACCTGGGCGATTTAAATATATTTGATATTATGAGTCGTTATTCATTAAGTGTAGGTAAAGCAATTAATGAAAGAACATTAATACAACACTTAAAGAAGAATCCGTTTCCTGGAATGAATACTCCAGTAATACATACTAACTTGGATAAAATACCACAATCATTAAAAACTAAATATGTTGAATTTGATCATCCTATTATTAATGAACGAATATACAAAAAAGTATTAAATACTAGAACTGGTAAAATGGAAAGTACTGGTGAAGTACAAAAAATAGCTAAGGCTTATGTACATGAAGATGCAGTACCTTATTTAAAAATGGTAATGGATGCACAAGACCCAAATGCATTCATTAGGCACTCACAAAATTTAAACTTCTTTATGAAAAGATTTGCAGTAGGTGCTTCATTTTTTCATGCAGCTTCACTTATAGAAAGTGTATTTTATACCTTTGGACCATTTAAAGGATTAAAACCTGCAGGTAAATTTACTAAAGAAGCTTTTAGTAAAGAAAAAGGTGTAATGTTAAAAGGAGCTGATGATCCTAATCATCCTGAGTTTTTAAAATTCTTAGAAGATAACTATGTACCTACAATTAAAAGAATGGAAGATTCTGAGTACGGAGATGTAATACAGTTATTAACCAGAAATGGTTTAACTATTAATACACCAACTGATGTAGGTGCTGACGTTTTTTATAGATCATTTAATAGTATAGAAGATGCAGTATCAAAAATACCTGCTATGGGAAAAGTATTAAACGATTTAGGTGTAAAACCTACTAGAAAAGTATTTCGTTGGTTTGACAAAGTAACTTGGGAAAGAAGCTTTACTAATATGAAGTTATATACTGGGTTAGCAAAACTAAACCAACTTATTATAGACAATCCAAATGTACCAATTACTCAATTAGCAAGAGATGCTGGTGAGTTTGCAAATGATGCTTTTGGAGGTCAAGATTGGGCTAGATTAGCTAATGAAATAGCAAACCCAATGTTACGAAGTATGGCACAAGAAGCCTTTAAACCAGGCGCAAGACCATACTTACAGTTGGCTTTATTTGCACCAGATTGGACAACATCCAATATAAGAGTAGCAGCTAGAGCTATACCTGCATTTAATGCAAATGAACGTAACAGAAATCTTTATATGACATATTTGATAAATGGTGCTATATTGTATGGAACATTAGCAAATGCTATGAACTATGCGTTTAGTGGTAAGTCAATATTGGAAAATAAAGATCCAACAAGAATAGATTTAGGAAATGGTGAAGTCATGACGTTTAGTAAACAATACATGGAACCGTTTCATTGGTTAACAGATCCACAAAAAACTGGCGTAAAAAAACTAGGTTCTTTAACCAAAACATTCGGCGAGATAATGACTAATAAAGAATATCTCACTACTGGTTGGAGTCCACAAATAACTAAAAAAGACGATAATGCATTAGAAAAAGCATTATTACTTGGCGGTCAGGTAGGACAAAAATTCTTACCTATCTGGGTGAGTCAAGCAGTAGACGAATATATGGAAGATGGATTATCATATGATGATGCATTAAACGTAATTTTAGGGCAATTAGGACATCCCAAATACAATGCTCCTAGATCATCAGCTTTTAAAACAAGACAGCTGATACAAAACCCAGAAAAAGCTTTATTTTAAGGAGAAAACAAAATGGCTGGAACAGGCGTAGGTAAATTTAGTTCAACTGCTGGTAACAATACTAGCAACATGACTGTAAACTTTGCAGAGAATATGGCACCAAGTAATGTCAATAATGCTGCAAGAGAATTGATGGGGCATATCTATGATATGTACAAGCAATTAGGTGAAGGTTACTATGAGTTTGGTGATGGAGATGGTACATATACTGTAGCTAGAACTGATGCTGATACAATAACTATCACTACATCTGGAGTAGATTTAACAGCAACATATTTTGCTGGTAGAAGAATTAGAATTACAGACTCTAGTAGTGGTGTAACTGAAGGTACTATATCTAGTTCAGCTTATTCTTCTAATGTTAATACAATTAACTGTACTGGTGGTATTAATGTAGGTAGTGGTACTCCTCTTAAAGTAGAACTTGGTCTTGAATCTCCTACAGGACTTGAAGTTGCTAATTTAGTTGAAAGTAACTCTATATATATTGGTTCAGATCCTGCAAGCACTACAAGTACTGCACAATCTAATGTAGCTTTAGGAATATCTGCTTTTGATTCAATTACCACTGGTGATAATAATGTAGGTATAGGACATAATGCTGGTACTGCTTTAACAGAAGGTTTAAGAAACGTATTTATTGGACAAGAATCTGGTGCTGCTATTACAACTGGAGATGACAATATATTTATTGGAGCTTTAGCTGGTGATAATCACAGTACTTCAAGTGATAACATAGGTATTGGAAGTTCTGCATTAAGTTTACTTAATGGTGGAGAAAGAAATACAGCTATTGGAAATCAAGTAGCTAAAAATATTAATACTGGAAATGACAATACGGTTCTTGGAGCATCTGCTGCACTAGAATTAACTACTGGTGATAACAATGTAATCTTAGGATCTTTAGCTAGTGGTGCTGGAGTTTTAACTGGTGATAATAATGTTGTTGTAGGATACCAATCAGGTAAAAATATGACATCTGCTCACGATAGTGTTTTCGTTGGTGAAAATGCTGGAAGAAATGTAGGAACGGGTAGTGATAATGTATTACTAGGTAAAAATGCTGGAGCAGCTATTAGTACTGGTTCTGGTAATGTAATGATTGGTAAAGATGCTGGTGATGGATTTGATACTGAAGGTAATAATTTAGCTATTGGACTAGATGCCTTTAACGGTAATGTTGCTGGCGGTGAACAAAATGTAGCAATAGGTAACGATTCATTAGGTGCTTTGACTTCTGCTGATAGTAATGTGGCTATTGGTTACAATGCTGGTGGTACATTAACTACTGGTGGAGAGAATGTAATTATCGGTCACGATGCTGTATCAAGTGGAGCAATGTCTGCTTTGTATAGTGTTATTATAGGTAAAGACGCTGGTAAAATGAAAACCAGTGGAAGTAGTTCTGTCTTTATAGGTTATCAAGCTGGAGAACAAGTAACGTCAGGCGGTGCTAATATATTTATTGGAGCAAATGCTGGAGATGACCACGATACTCAAAGTAACAATTTAGGTATTGGTCAAGACTCATTAGGCGGAGCAATAGCTGGAGGTGAATTAAACGTAGCTGTTGGTAATGCCACTTTAGATGCTTTAACAAGTGGTGATGGTAATACTGTTATGGGTTATCAAGCCGCAACTGGATTAACTACTGGAACTGATAACGTAGTAATAGGAAGAACAGCTGGTGGTACTGGTGCTATGACTGGTGACTTTAATGTGTTTGTTGGTACTGGTATTGGTGGAAACAATGCTTTAACTTCTGCATATCAAAATGTAGTTATAGGCAGAGAAGCAGGCTATCACGGAACATCATTTAATACATCTGTTCTTATAGGTCACGCTGCAGGTAAAAGTATAACTAACGGAGCAGAAATTGTAGCAGTTGGTCGAAATGCTTATACTAATGCAGACACCGAAGCTCACAATTTAGCGATTGGCTCTAGTGCTTTAAATGGAGTAGTAGCTGGTGGAGAGTATAATGTTTGCATAGGTAATAATGCTGGTGGATCTTTGACTTCAGCAGATAACAATGTACAAGTTGGTTATAATTCTGGTGCAGCTATATCAACTGGTTCTTCAAACGTATTTGTAGGTGAGAATTCTGCAGTATCAATGAATACTGGACATAGTTCTGTAATAATTGGTCAAAGTGCTGGTTCATCTTTAACTGAAGCACATAGTGTTATATTTATTGGACAAGCTGCTGGTGACGGACACGATACTGAAGCAAACAATATTGGAGTTGGTCGAGCAGCTTTAGGTGGCTCAATAGCGGGTGGAGAAAAAAATACAGCATTAGGTAACTATACTTTAGATGCTTTGACTTCAGCTGATAGTTGCGTAGCGGTTGGTTATGACGCATTAACTAATGTAACAACTGGTGATGCAAATGTTGCTGTAGGTCGACTAGCAGGTGACAAAGTAACTGATGAAACTCAATCTACTTATGTAGGTCACGGAGCAGGAGATGATTATACTGGCTCTCAATCTGTTATGATTGGAGCTTTAACAAGACATCACTCTAGTGGAGATAATGAAGCTAATGCAATTTGCATAGGTTACAATGTTAATACAGGTAGAGGAAACCAAGTACATCTTGGCAACACTTCAATGACAGCAATTAAAGGTCAAGTATCTTTTAGCACATACTCGGATGAAAGAATTAAAAGAGATATTGTTGATGGTGATTTAGGTTTAGAGTTTATAGAAAAACTAAAACCTAGAAAGTTTAAAAGAAAAAACCCAGAAGAATACGCAGATTTATTTGGTGAAGCAAATAAAACACCAATTAAAGATGATGAAAAAGAAAATGTATTTGATGGTTTAATAGCTCAAGAAGTTGAAGCTGTTTGTAATGAACTTGGTGTTAGTTTTTCTGGACACGAAGTTTCTACAAGTCAAGGTAACAAACAATCTATTCAATATGAAACATTGACTATACCATTAATTAAAGCCGTACAAGAGTTGTCGGCTCAAGTAACAACTCTACAACAAGAACTAAAAACCATAAAAGGAGAATAATATGGCAGTAACTAAACAATGGATATCAGCTAAACCTAAAGTAAATGCTGATGGTAATGTAACAGAATGGTCAGTTGAGTATAAATATACTGATGGTGACTTTTCTCATACATTTCAAAAATCTGAAAAGATAGATGTACCATCAAAAGCACCAGGTAGCTATACTAAAGCTGAATTGTTGACACTTATGGATGAGGCACATTGGGATGATATGTTTGCAAAAAAACATAACGTACACCAAAACCCACCAGCAGTTGATACAGTTGACAATTCATTTGATGTCAATACACTTGGCTAAAACTAAGGAGATACAATGTTTACATTAAATGAAAAAGAATATGACGAGACTAAATTATCTGACAAAGGTAAAGCACTCTATCAAAAACTAATAAAAATAGGTGCTGATAAATTTGATCTAGATATTCTTGCAAACCATTACACGACTCTTCTACAGGCTGAATTACCTAAAGAAGAAAAAGAAAATGGAACAGGACAATAGAGAAGCAATTATCCGTATTGAGGGTAAACTAGAGCTAATGGATAATAAGCTTAATACCCTCAAGGATAATCATCTCTATCATGTCGAGAAAGATATGCGTCAACTCAAAGCTCTAGTGTGGTTTATTGGTACTACAGTATTTCTACAAATGTGTTACTTAATAATAAGAACGCTAATTTGACAATATAGGTCAAATAAGTTCTATATAACTTATGAATAAAACTATATTAGTTATTAGTGATACACATATTCCGTATCATCATCCTGATTTAATACCTTTTTTAAAAGCATTAAAAACAAAATATAAACCAGATCGTATTGTTCATATAGGTGATGAATGTGATAAACACGGATTAAACATGCATGGGCAAGATCCTGATTTACCATCTGCTGGTGATGAACTAGTAGAATCTAGAAAAGTCATTAAACAGTTAGAACAAATGTTTCCTACTATGGATATACTTCATAGTAATCATGGTAGCCTGGCATATAGAAGATCATTTAAAGCAGGACTTCCAAGAGCCTATATGAAAGGTTATAACGAAGTTTTAAATGTTGGACCTAAATGGAAATGGCATGAAGAATTATCTATTAAATTACCTGATGGTAATACAGTATCTTTTCATCATGGCAAAGCAGCAAATATTTTAGCTGTAGGACAAAAACAAGGAACATGTTATGTCCAGGGGCATTATCATACTAAATATTCTATTGCTTACTGGGGTAACCCTATGTCATTATTATGGGGTATGCAGGTAGGTTGTCTAATAGACAAAGATGCTATGGCATTTGCTTATGATAAATTATTTAAAGATAGACCAGTTATTGGCTGTGGAATAATTATAAATAGCCAACCAAAATTGTTACCAATGGTCTTGAATAAAGGAGGAAGATGGAATAAAATAACTCCATGAGTTCGTTTGATAAACAAATAGATGGAGATCATTATTCTAAATTGGCAATACAGCCAACCAAATATATAACAGCTAACAAGCTAGGTTATATTGAGGGAAATGTAATTAAGTATGTAACAAGGCATCGCATGAAAAATGGAAAAGCTGATATTAAAAAAGCAATCCATTATCTTGAGATGCTGCTAGAGGATTATGGTAAATAACTTAGTGAGAGCCGAAGTACCAAATAGAATGCATTGTTTTAATTTACGAATGATCGTAGACACCAGAACTGTGAATACATCAGTCGATTATTCTGTATCGCCTACAGGAGTAAATCCTATGGCAATATGGGTAAAATTAAAACCTAATGAATCTACTCTTGATAGAGAAGTGCGCGCAGAAGGTAAACTAGCATCTTTACTTTTACAGTACGGATGTTCTTTAAAAGAAGTGTCAGACACTCTAGGGAAAGATTCTATAATTGGAGCAGTTGCTAATTACATAAATAAAAATATTGCAGATATACTTGCAGGTAATCAACCTGATAAGATACCTAATTTAAACACAGATCCATACAGAATTAAATGATTGAAAACTTAAAAAAACGTATACAAGAACATGAAGGATTTAGAGATGTTGCCTATAATGACACTCTAGGTATAGCCACTATTGGATGGGGGCATATGATTCTACCTGAAGATAACATACAAATAGGAAATAAGTATTCAGTAGAATTTCTAAAAGAGATATTTGAAAAAGATTTTAATATAGCTGTTAAAGGCGCAAAGAAGGTCATAGAAGAATATATACCTAATTTGTATACCCAAGACCTAACACAGAGTCAAATCGAACTAATAGAGGGTGTTTTGATAGAAATGGTCTTTCAAATGGGTAGACCAAGAGTTTCTAAGTTTAAAAAAACACTAAAAGCAATCAATGAAGGCGATTTTACTACTGCTGCAGATGAAATGCTAGATAGTAGATGGGCTGATCAGACCTTCGAAAGAGCTTTAGTACTCTCACTAAAAATAAGGAAAATATAAATGTTACAAATGTTAATCAAGCCTCTCTTAGGAGTGGCTAGTGATGCTATTGGTGGATATATGGAAACCAAGAAAGCAAAAGCTAAACAAAAACTAGTTAAGATAGAAGCTGAAACAGAGATTGTAAAACAACAAATCAAGGGTGAAATAGACTGGGATGTAGAAGCAATCAAAGGATCTAAAGAATCATGGAAGGATGAATATTTAACCATTCTGTTCAGCATCCCTTTATTGCTCTGTTTCTTACCATTTACTGTAGAGTATGTAGAACGAGGTTTCGCAGCTCTTGCCATGACCCCTGATTGGTACAAGTACACTTTAGGAGTGATCGTGAGTGCCTCATTCGGAATTAAGGGTGCATCAAAATTCTTTAAAAAATGATTTGGGTTTTAACTGTAATGATGTGGTATGAAGGTGAACAAACTAGAAATACTCATCTTCAAGATATGGAATTTATATCTGAGGATGCATGTCAACAATATCTTTTTGATAATAAAGTAATCCTAGTAGATAGTTTATTAGAAAAGTTTAGAAACATAAATGGAATGAATATGCAATCATTTGAATATTTTTGTGAAGGTAAATTTGTACAGTTGGATGAGGTATGAAAGTAAGTGAAAACACCTCTATCTCAATGCCAGCTCGTAATCTTATCTCTATTATTGGGGCTATTCTTGTGGGTGCTTGGTTCGGGTTTGGAGTCATTGAGCGACTTAATATTATAGAAACAGAACTACAACTGATGCAAGCTGACTTACTTAAAGCAGCAGAGCAAAAACCTATTGATCAGGAGCAATACATGTTATTGGAGTTTCTCTCTAAGGAACATGAAAAATTAAAAACAGATGTAGAAGAAAAACTACCAATGATTGATAAAGTAGATATGCACTCTCAGTTTATAGAAGAAAGAGTAATAGACCTTGAAACTATAACAGATAAATTAAGAAATAACGGTACACATGATTGAAGTAGTATTTGCAATATTAATGATAAGCAACGGAAAGGTTATAGAGTATGTGCCTACAAGCGGTATGGCTGACTGCCTTGAACAGAAACGCATTGTTACAAGACAGATCGGTGAGGATCAAGCTGGTGTCGCAATCCAATGTAAACAAGTTACAGCGGAAATCGAAATCGACATGGGAGACAGAAAAAGAATCCTTAAAATAATAGATTAAATTCTAGAAGAAGCTTCTTTAGTACGCCACATCCCTATACGTTCTTTAGCTAAATTATATAATTCTTTTAATTGATCATACCTTGCTTTTGCAAACGCCAGGTTGTCATTATGTGTTAACATTCTGTTATCTGCATAAGCTTCAGTAGTACGAGCTGCATCTGACTTTTCAGTAGATTCTTTCTTAATTGTATTGAGTAATATCTTTGTATAACCTTCCATAAGTATATAAGCTTGATTATATTCAGTAAGTGTATCTAAGTTGTTTATACAAAAATTATATGCTCTTTCAGCAGCAGCTTCATCAAGTATAGACTCTTGACCAATTTTAATATCCTTCTTTGTTTTTTCAAAGTTATTTAAATCATAAGACATTTAAGTCACCTTTCTTTTCAATGTAAGATTTCATTCTGGTGCATTTAATTATAGTATGCATAGGAAATTGTCTTAAAAACATTTTCTTTGCAATTTCTAGTGTATGTGCATCAACTCTTGCATCAACAATACGACCTTGTTTTTTATTTTTCTCAGGAGGTGCAGTAGCCTCTATGAACCAAATCTTAGGTGCATTCTGTTGATACTCCTGGAGTCTAATCTTAGCATCTAAAATATCTAAGTTATTACTGTTCAATGTAATGTCCTTTCTTTATTTACAAATAAATAATTCCAAATATTATCATCTTGTTCACCTGTTGCAAACAATGTTACTTTCTTACTCTTTCTATTTACAATTCTGTATATAGTAGTTCTAGAGTCTCCAGCTTTATTATGTGAAGATATAATAATTACAGGTACTTTGTTTTTCTTATTACCATCTTTCATCTTTCCTTCACTTACAAAACTGTAGCTAGTAACATCTAGATCTTCAATCATACTCATGATTTCTGGTGCTTCTTTACTAAAATCTTTTTTAATAACTTTAGTAAGTCTTGCTTCACCCTGTGAATGACCTACAATAATAGTTACTAATTCACCATCATTCTTAAAATTTTCAACAGCTACCTTGCATGTACTCTCATGATAGCTGTCAAAAAAAGCTGAATCTAGAGCTTGTATTTCAGAATCAGAAAGGAATTTTTTGTCCTTCGTTGTCATATTCTGCTGATACTTCCTCTGGTTTCATATTAGATGCACTGTAAAGATTAACAGCTCTATTTACATAAGCTACTTGATCTTCAAATGCTATTTCTTCTTGTCTTGAAGCCAACATAATATCGTTGACTGCACGGACTCTAACCATATCCATTGATCGTAAAGCTTGATCAATAACTGAACCAAGGTTTGTACTTGCAGGTTTCTTTGCAGCTGGTGTTGATACATCATCATCCAGGACTGCTAAATCATCTACAGCTTTTAATTGTTTAGCTGTATACGCTTTACCATTCTTACTGTAACCTTCAAATTCAATCCATGCACCTTCTTTAAGGCTCATTGGATCACCTCCGTCACTCATTAGTTTTGAGTTCCAATAAATGGTAACATCATTACCACTTAGTTTTGCAGGAATCCAGAATTTGATTTCATCACCTTCTGAATAATCCCTTGCGTCTTTTTTTAGTTGAGCTTGATAAGTCATACTTCCTCCTTTTAGTTTAAGACCAATACCTATTAGCGATTTTCCTAGTTTCTGCATCCCATTTATACCCATCTGTATTTAATACTGTGTGTTCAATAAACTCTTTTGCATTCTTGAACAATTTATTTGATTTCTCTATTTTCTTAAAAACACCCATCATAAACATACTTTGTTGTTCTATGACTTCTGGTGGTAATTCAAATAACCCTACTTTTTTATCTGTAGCGTATAATAAAGCTGTTCTTTTGTTCATTAACTTACCGTATAAAGCAGCCTGGCGTATATGAGCCAACTTAGTTTGAAACGGATCTGTAGGAAAAGCCATTGTAGCTTTTGTGTCTACAATTATATCTGTAAACTCAAAATCTGGTACATAGGTTATATCATGTTTTAACCCCCTGTACTTTACAATGTGTTTCTTATTATAATGCAATAATTCTTGATCAATCTTTTTTAAGACTTCTGTAAAATTCTTTGCAATTAAACCAACTTTATCTAACTGTTTAGGTATTACTCCCTCATCAGCTTTAAGTTGATCTTCAGCCATCATAGTAAACGTATTATAAGCTACATTTTCAACATTTATATCTCCTGGAGCAGTTAATGCTACATGAGCTGCATGTTCTGATGCATTACCCATTGTCATACTATAATTAGTTTCAGACTGTATTTTAAAGTAATTACGGATTAACCATAACGAAGGACTATCAATGAAATCGTTACCACGACTTGCACTATGGCGATATTCCTCATTTAAAATAGGATTGGTTTTTTTCATATTACTCACTTTCAAACTATCATATTGATTGATTAATTTCAATAAATCATATTATATATTTACCTATGGACAAAGAAGATAAACGAGAAATAGTACCTGTTCTAAAACAAGGTAGCTATGTTCGAGTTATGAATCTTCGAGAATGTTCATTAGATACTCTTCGTAATCGTAATCTTATTTCACCTATCCAATACTCTGCTGGATTGAAGTATCGTAAGTTATTTGAAATATCACAAATAGGGGCTAAAACAGCCAATTTATCAGAGAGAATAGATTCTACTGGTAAAGGCGATATAGCAGATCATAAACTGGATGCAATGCAAGAACTTGTACGCTGTAATACAGCAGTAGGACCAACATCTGCAAGAGTACTAGATTTAGTCTGTGGTGAAGGATATACTATATCTGATCTCAATCGTATAATGGAATGGTCTAAATACTATGGTGGACATAGACTTAGAGAAGCTTTAGGTGAAGCTGCATACCATTTTGGACTACAGAACAAAGGTAATACCATTCGTGGCTAAACGTAAGCGTATAGACAAATCTCTCTTTGATCCTAGTATACCTACCAGACATAGGTCAAATAAACATCTAATGCACGTTAGAGAGCATTCTTGCTGTGTTTGTAAGACCGACCAAGATATTCATGCACACCATATAACCTATGCACAGTCAAATGGCATGGGATTAAAGGTTTGTGATTCAAAAACTGTACCATTATGCATGTTTCACCATATGGAATTACATCAACAATATGGCAATGAACGTAAATTTTGGTTAAACTATTGTTTAGAACCGACTATTTATGCAGCAATTTTATGGAAAAACACTTGTAAATGACTTCCAACTCGTATAACTGTTTAAAGTACACTAGAATAGGTGTATCTAAATGAAACTCCCATTACAGGTTAAAGTAGGATATAGAATAATTGATATTGTATATGCTACACCTGATTTCCGTGATGATAATATGACGGATTGCTATGGACAGTACTTAGATAGACAATCAAAGATAGAAATACAACCAGGCTTAAAACCAGAAGAAGAAGCGAATACTGTTATTCATGAGCTTTTACACTGTGTATTTAAGACTATTGGTGAGACTAATGAGGGTATGGCACTAGCTGATGGTACTACTGAAGAACGAGTAGTACTCAATACAGCTAATGCAATTCAACCATTGTTCTTTATGGACAATCCTAAATTACTCGTCTATATCACGAAGCTTCTTGGCAGCTCGACCAGTAAGTGATTTAAGATCATCAAGTATCTCAGACATATCTACTTTTAGTTTCTTGTAAGATCTACTAAAGATCCAACCAAGTATTAAACCTAATATAAAATACCACATATTTATCCTTTCTATTTAACGAGGAGGCTCTCTAATGCGCAGCCCCCTCTATCCTTTATACTTCTCAATGTTAGGATCCTAAAGGAATATTAAAGCGAGAGCCTAACGCCACCAGGTAGCGAACCTGATACGACTTCGGCTCTCTGTTCTCTTGAGAATATCTATTTACTTTCTATCTGTAAAGGTTTGTAACCTAAATCAATATTTGCACCTGATAATGTAGCTGATATTGCTTTCATCAGATGTTCTGATTGACTACCAGCAGACCAGATCATATCTCTTGCTTGCTGATGTGCTTGATCAAGAGCTAATAACTCTTTACCATCTTCAGTATTTTTATATTCTCTATCAACTGTTAAAGCACATAACTGTTTAAGTTTAGAAACCACTTCTGCATAAGAATCAATACGATATGTGCTAACATCTTCTGCTTCGCACATTCTTTCTACTACTTTAAATAATTCATCTTTTTTCTTAAGATAAAGATTTTCTTGTTTATTAAATTCATTCAACAAACTCTGTATTCCTATTGTCTTTAAATACTTTGGATACATTTTTTCTATCATTTGTTCTTTCTTTCTAGATTCTTTCAGCTCTAACACTCTCTTTGCATTGTGTATCTGATCACCGACTCTTTCTAAAAAATATTGTCTTTGACTTTCACTCATTTTAGACATGGTATTTCCCTTTCGTTATTGGTAATTGTGTAATACTTATCTGATCATTGTATAATAAATCAATCAGTGCCATGAATATTACTTTTTGTTTGTAGCCATAGCGTCTACTACATTCTTCATACATCTGCACTACAGATGCATGTTCTTCGTCATTAAGGTTAAAGCTTTTATACTTCCAACCATTAAGTCTTGGATCTTTTGGGTTCATCATTTTTTAATTTGTCCCTTATTTTATCTTTGATTTTTTTAGCTGTTTCTACATCTACACCATCAATGATTAGATGTTCATCCAACCAATCTTTGTCTTTGACTTGATCCATGTAATGTACAAATTGATTTAAATTAAAACTCATAGTTTAGAACCTTTCTAATGTAGCAGTAGAGAGTATAACCAGTAGCTAAGCAGTGTTTAAACTGGTTTTAGATATCTATAGCTTTACACTCTCTACCTATTGAGTACATACGCATGAATCGTTAGCCTTAAGCGGTAACTGTCGAGAGGTAGTTTTATATCACGTGGTTCAAACTACTTAGACAGCTAGCATCATAAGAGGTAACCAAACAGTTTGGCTCCTGTACTCAA